ACCCTATGTAGGATAAGGGACTTAACAAGTTACTACTTATAGCTTCCAAAAGCCCTCAACTAAAGCTTTTCGTCTTTCATCTGGAACTTTAGCACCATAAACATAAAGTGATTTATATTTCTTACCAAAGTTACCGATTGCGTCTTCGACTCCGTTTTCAGTCATACCCATTGCAAAACAGATAGCTGATTTATGACCGCCTAAACAATGGAATCCATTTGTAGAATCACCGCTTAGTCTGCCATCTGCAACCTCATAGAGGTCAAATCCTGCATATCTCTTTGCGAGTAAACCATTTAAAACGTTCTCTCTGCCTGACTCTGATCCGATTGCAACATATTCAGGTGATTGTTTTATCAAAGTAGCTATTGATGCTGGAACTACTAACCATCTGTCATCCGTAGGAATTTCAGCATTAGTTAATAATGTTGCAAGTCTCGATACTCTTGCAAAAATAGTATCTTTAGTTACTTGTAAAGCAGTATTAGCTTGGATTGTATAAGCTGTACCGCCTGCGATTGCTCCGCCTGTATAAGCAGATGTTAAATCGTCTGAATCATCTTCTATAACAATAGCTGTAGTAGACGAAAAGGTTTTAACTCTATACCATGATGTATGACCAGTAGCTTTAAAGCCCTTGCCAACCATTGCTGACGTAAAAGTTGTACCACTACCTGTAACAGCACCTGTAGTTACATCAACTGTAACTGTTCCTGTCGTATAGTCTGTACCATCTCTGTTACCTGCTCCAACATCTGTATAGAATCCCAAAACATAGACATCGATAACTTGTTTAATTCTGTTACCAACTTGTTTTTGGATTCTTCCTTCAGGATTTTTTACATAAGATCTAAAAGTATCATAATCTTTGACCCTGAAATAGATGTATTTAGCTTGATTTGTAACAAGCTGTGCATTGCTTTCAGTTAAATCATCTGATGTCATATCTGCACCAGTATAATCATGCTCTGAAATAGCACCAAAAGTAAGTACGTTAAGGACTGATGTTTTGTCCTTAATTTGACCTTCATAATCCATGTTGGTGATTTGATCAGCAACCGATGTATTATAATAGATCTCTAAAGCTTCAGCTGCAAAAGCTTCTGCTAGTTCTGTAGGATAAGTGTTCATTGTTTGTCTCCTTGACCTAAATAAATATATTTAAAACTTTTTTAGGTCGCAGTCTCAATGAAACATTAAGGTTAGCTTGATAAGTTAATGATAGTGATTTTAATTTGTAAGTGTCAACAGCAGTTATATTTTAAGTCTAGCTTTACCTGTTCTTATTAAACGTCTGTATTCTTTAGGATCTGTTGTCCTTATAGTAGCAAGATCTGCACCAGTCATACCGACAGGTTTAACGTCTCGATTTCTACCATTCCCTTGAGACAAGAATAATGATTGTGATTTCTTTTTATTAGATCTACCCAAATTATACAGATAAGATGCAACAAGATCATTTAGATCCATCCCACGTCTACCTGCCTTTAAACAGTATGATCTAAAATCATCAGCTCTATCTTCTAAAGATGGGAATTGATTTATCGTTTCATCAGCTTCTAAGAATAAGTCTACATGTTCTACCCATTTATCAATCTCTTTAGATTCTTTTGCAACCTCTGCCACTCTATTCATCTTCTGCTCATTAAGATAAGTTTTCTTAACTATATTTTTGGTAAATTCGTCTAATTCGCCATATTCAGCACCTTGTACTCTTGTATATGTAATTAATTCTTCTTCTGTTGGTTCAGGTAAATTAGATGCTTCGTCTATGGTATCTGTTATTTTCTTGTACTTGAAAAAATTATTTAATGATTCTCTGCTTGAATTTTTAAACTTCTCTTTATAGCTAATCCTTTTTTTCTGCTCCTCTTTTACATCATCAACATCAGCATCATCAGTATCTTCTTCAATATCGTTATCCTTTGAATCTTCCGTTTCATCAAAAAGATCTTCTTCAACCTGTTCAGGTCTTTCATTTTTCTTATCTTCAATCACATCATCAACAATATCTTCCTTAACATCTTCAACTACTACTGGCTTTTCATCTTCTTCAATTAACTTTTTAATGTGTGGAATATTTTGTGTTGGTTTACGATTTCTCGTGTCTAATTGCGTCATATAAATAAAACTTCAGCTTGTCCTAACTTATAGGGTTAAGCGTCTATTTAAACTAATTATTTTTTCTTTTTCTTCATTCCCTTAATACCATCTTCTACAGGTTCTTCATCAGAATCTTCTACTACAACTTCGTCTAATCCAGTAGGTTCTTCTACCTGTTCTAATACAACTGTTTCCTCGTTTTGACCAAATAAGCCCATTTCTGCACTCTGATAAGCCAATCTTTGAGCAGGCGTTAAATATAATCGCCTTGCCTTTAAAAAGGCTACATCGTCTGCTGTAAGGGAATTTATATCTTTTGAGGTAATTTCATCAAACAACTGTTTTGTTTCTAAATCCATCATATATAATTATCTTAGAATATACTTTTTGAAAATGTCAAACCTTTTTAGTGTTTCTTACCATATTCTTCAAACTGTTCTGTAAAGCTTTTTCTGCTTTTTCAGGTATGGTTAAAAAGGCTTCCAATAATAAGTAATTTTTAAGTCGTGCTTTAAGTTTACAGTTAGTGTCTGCATGATCCTTATCATCAGGAACATCACATAATTGCATCGCTATAGCATTCTTCATTTCAATGATATTAGTCTTAACATCGTCAAGAGATAAATTCTGTGAACTGAATACCGCTTGTTGGTATGTCTCACGTTCGACCATATTAAGATCTTCGTACCTTAAACCCTGTTCTTCTAGTATTTTATCTAATAAATTCATTTTAATTATTAATTAAGCAACTGGCATAGCTTGACCCGACGATAACATTGGATTGCCACCCTGTACTGGCTGTTCTACCATACCTTCTTGCACACCATTCATCATACTCATATCATTCTGTTTCTCAAAATCCATTACTTCCTTAATTTCTTCTGTAGATAAATTAGCAAATTCTAATAGCTTTTTCTTGTAAATATTATCAAGTGGAGCATTATTAGGCATGGCAACTTTAACAGCATTAATTTTTTGAATAGCATTAGCATCATCAACCTCTTTATCTTGCTTCATCTTCACCTCAACCATATATCCGTTATTATCCATCCATTGATCAGGTTTAATAATCTTAGTATAGATCTTTTTGCCCTCTTTCCCACGTCTGCTTACTTTAAGTGGATCAAGCAAATTAGATGACGCTTCAAGCATCTTGACGTAGCCTAACCCTATATCTTGCCATGACTCATTATAAAACTTCGTCATAGACTTAGTACGTTCTTGTGCATTCGCTAAAGCTAATTGAACTTCACCTAATGTAACCGATCTTTGCTCGATAGCTCCCGATTGTGCCGATGATGCGGCTACTGCCTTTTCCCCAATACTAATAATAAATTGGATCTCATCTAAAGACTCTGATAAATCGCCAACTTGAACATCCTTTATTAACTCGTTCGGGTTTCCTGGTGTTGGATACCAACCCCATGGAGTAGGATTAAAGGTCTGTGGAATAAACTTTTCATTGCTAGAATCATAATAGTGCATATTAAAGTTACGTAACATTCGATTTTCGACCAATTGTGATATCCAACTATTAAGAGCTTTATTTAACTGTCTTAGACTATCAGCAGGTGCATCAGACCAAAAATCTAGTCTTTCAGGATCTGCACCCCATGAAGAATATATATGATGATCATACCAATAATCGTCTTCTGTATCTCCTATATGCTTATTTAAAGGTTTTTTGTAAAGTTTAAAAGTCTGACTCCCCAATGTTCCTAAAACATAGAACATGAGCTTAATACACCCTTCTTTTTCATCATATTCTTTGCGATAGACTTCATTAAGTTCAACTGTAGTTACACCAACTTCAGGATCATTAACATCAATAACACCCATATTCTCCATACGCTTATTACGATCTAGGTCATATTTACTGTTTGACTCCGATAATAGTTCAGCTTGATATTCGCCATAATATGCTTTTAATTTTTCACGCTCCGATTCGTCATATAATTCATTCTCAACAACTTCTTTTAACGTTCTAAAAATACCAATTTGCATAATACATCTCGCTGTGTGGATATCAGCAGGATCAACATTTCTATCAATAAGCATATCCTGTGGATCAACAATCTCAATTAAAGGTATTCCATTCACGATATTAAGCTTCTTAAATGATCTACCATACAAACACACCTGCTTTTTATCCATCCAATCCCTAGTCACTAACTTAGATCGTCTTGCAACTTCTTTCCAGTATTCGTTATAAAATATTTCTTTTTGTTGATTGTTAGATAAGTTGGAGAAGTAAAGCATAGGCGGTTCGTCTATATCTTTCATGACTGTTGCAATTCCGTATTTCATCAAAGGTACGTTAATTGTCTGACGTTGAGTTAAACGATTAGTAATTACTTTATCTCTCGATAATGTATAGTTATCGTTCCATGCTTCGTGTCTATGCTCACGATAAGCAATAGCACTCTCTTTTTCTTGAAGTAGACTTAATATGTCATTATCTGTGATTTTTAACGTATTTTCCATCGTTCCTGCTTGTAACATACTCTAATGTTAAGTAATGAAATAAGTAAATAGCAATACTACTAATCCCAACCTATGCCACCATAAGGTTCTTTAATCCCTGCTTTCGCTAGAACTTCCATATTAGGCGGATTATAACTAGGGTACAAATCTTCTTTTTGTAAAAGTAAAAAATACATTCGCATCATTAAACTATCACCATAATCAGGTGATCTGCCCAAAGATTCCTTCATTTTATCCTTAGAAATGATCTGAAGTGGTGCATCTGATGCTGTATCCTCTCTTTTGATCTGTTGTAAATCATTTATTAACTTTTCACGATCTATTTCTGTCAATGGTGCTGTTATCACTATCTCATGATTTCTAATCTTATCAGCCAAAATAAAATAACATTGTGACCTTAAATTAAGATAGTTACGCCTAAATTGACTAATTGGATCAGGTAATGCCGATCTACCACCCATAAAGCCATGTACCCCACGCAGATGATCTACTACACCACCACCAACACCATCTTCGTCAATAACTATTCGACCATACGAAATACTATCTTTAAGGCTAATATCCTTAATATCAGCTTCTGTTACAGTTAATGATTGCTTCTCTTTGACAACCAAATCATAAACGTTCATACCCTGCCATTTGGTATATATAATCTTATCACCACCAAATCTAGCAATATCTGCTGATAAATAACGTTTGTCACTAGCAGGTACAGTATTAACAAATATATCCAATATATCGTCAATTGAAATTAAATTAAGATTATCCGCACTATATTCCCATAAACCTTCACGCAACCTATCACGTGTTACAGAATCTGTAATCCCTTGTAGCTGTTCGCCATACTCTTTAGTGTTGTGCGGATTATCACGATACAAGGACTGCACAAAAGCATATTCTTTCGGCAACATACCTGCTTTGTTAGGCTTATAAAAAATACGATACAACCAGTTTTGAGTAGGGTTACAAGTTAAAAGAATCTTAGCAGGTGTTAATCCATACTTGTCATTTAAGTGTCTACCAATACGTACTTTTAGAATATCAAAACATTTAAAGCTTATTTCGCCTGCCTCTTCTAGCCACCCACCAGTATATTCTGACGAGCCAAAGCGTTCAAAGTTAGGATCTGAAGGCTTATCAGAGCAGTCTAATAAGTCAATACGACTACCTTTCGCATCACCACGTATAAATTCAATATAGTTATACTTACCATTTAATCGCCAATCACTAGCAGGTATCTTATGGTACGAACACACTTTAGTCCACGTAATATAAGATGTCGCCATTAACCTTGTAAGTTCTTTTCTTCCGATAAACCATTTAGTACCAGGATATCTATAACAATTCATCAATAACCACTCGCACCCCAACCACGACTTACCACCACCTGCACCACCACCAAAAAGTAGAAACTTAGTTATATTGTCATGAAGATACTCATACGCTAGATCTTGCTTGTATGTAGGCTTAATTGTTGGTGTTATCAGTTTTTCCTGTATCATTAGATGGCTTTTCAGGCTTAATATAATTAAAAGCGACTATCCGTTCTCCACCTGAAGTTGCATCTATTTCACTTTTATCTACCATATCCGTAAAATTTATCGCAACAAACGTAGCAAAATTACTTGCATAATTTCCATCTAACCCATTAGCTACAAGGATATCCTTCTGCAAACTCTTACATTGGCGTAAGGCACGTAGAAATTCAGGATGTTTAGGTGTTCCATCCTTATGTTTGCAATTCGCCCAATCATTTAACGTATCAACAAATACACCGATATTAACAGCAAAACGTTCAAGTGTAGGAAAACGTACACCTCGTCTTTTCCCTGTCTCATCATACTCAAAAGGATCAACACTAAAATAATTGATCATCATTTGTGCGTATTTCTTTCTATAGGTAGAAGGTCTACCGATAGGTCTTTTTTTAATCTTTTTTGTCGGCTTAATATTCTGCTTCTTCATATGGTTTAGTCCTCAACAAAATATAACAACAATTATGCTTAATATTAATTCCTCGTCTTAAATGTCCCTTGTGACATAAAGCATCTGCTGACGTTCTAACAGTACGTTCTTTTACGTTCGGCAACTTTTCCACCAAATCCTTTAATCTAATAGGTGTTTTCTGTTCACGCACCCACTGATACATAATTTCAAGGATCTGTTTTTGTACTGTCGTCATGGGCTTGGAAACTATCATTACTCATTTCTTCACTATCTACGATAATATGTAATAAAGATTGTCCTGCTTGGATTTGCCCTGCATCAATAGCGGAGAAATAATCTGCCATCTCTTTTTTAAATAACTCTCTTTTTTTATCATCCGATTTTTGATATATCTTAGTAAGTAAATCAGCGTTTATCGCCTTTTCTCCCCTACCTCTTAATCTCGCATATTTTCTAATCATTTTGTGTGTTTTGGCGTTCATTAAATTCATCTTTAACTATATGACTCATTCTATTCACACGTTCGATCATTAATGCTCTCATCTGATTAAGCATCAATTCACACCTTTCATCATCCCAATTAACAATTAAAATACAATCCTCACCCTCTACACCTGCTGTTGCAACAATATCACCCTTAACCATTAGAGATGCTAAATGATTAACATGATCCATTCCGCCAACTAAAAATTTTGATTCTGATTTTATGGGTGCAAGATAATAGGTTTTGGCAACTTCTAATTCAATTTCCATTAACTCTAGGATAATTACGTTATTCTAATATGTCAATGATTATCGGGGTATATAATTACTTATTTAATATTTTATAGGTTTCTCCAACTAGAACAGCATCTGCTATATGATCTGTTGTTATCTCATCTGCTAAAAAAGGATATAAGGTCTTGGCAATTCTTATTGATTCTAGTTTACCTTCTTTGCCATGTGCTTTAATACCCATTCTCGATTTAATTGTTTTGTTGTGAATCCAATTAACAGCAATATTACGACTATAAAAAAGACCGATCAAAAGACCAATTACTTGATTAATAGAAGTTAAGGCTTTAGAAAATTGTACTGGTACAGGCTTTTCAAAAATTACCTTACTAACCTTAGTCGTATCGTCTAATTCGGTCTGAAATACCTCCCAAATCTTCTTTAGTTTATTAATATCCAATACGCCCTTTATAACGATATTTCGGACTTCTATTAATTGATCATCTTTAAACCACGCTAGACCGAAATTAGTTGTAGACGCATCAATACATAGAATTACATTAGGTTTACTCATTATCTACCTTCCTAGTCATCCAGCCTGATTCTCGCAATGTTAGATTACCAAACCATTCAACAGGCGTTAATATGAATGTCGTAATAAATAAGAATGGAATCAAATATATTATATCTCTTGGATAATTATATAGATGTCTAATTTGTTTTAAAAATCCACTCATAACAAACCCTATTATTGATCCTATTATTACAGTTACTAAAGGTAAATCAATGTAATGCTGTTGTTTAGTTATCCCTAATAAAAACAATACAAAATTAACTACAATGATAAAGAAAAACCATCGCATGATAATTGTTGTTAAGACTGTAAATGCTGTATATGGATAATTATGTAACCACCTTAACGATCTTATTGTCTCTCGTAGGCTTGTACGACTCCATCTTAGGCGTTGTTTAATAAATTGAGATAAAGTATCAGGTGCTTCAGTTTCTACTTCCGCACTATCAACATAAGCACATTTATAACCTCTTTCGAGTAACCACGATGTAAGATACCTATCATCGCCACTTATACACTTACTACCTAAAAAGGTCTGTTTGATCATCGATTCCATACATTCTTTAAAAAGACTTGTTCTGACAGCTAACATACGACCTGGTAAACAAGATACAGCCATATTCTGACCTTTTAATACCTCACTAAATCGTATATCTTCTAACCAATCAGATACAATACGCCATATATTAGCACCACGATTACTAATCTTATGTCTTGGAGTTGCCCCACCAACTATTGCATCCTTAAATATCCAAATTAAATCGCTAATTGAATAGCTATTTAGGATAGTATCGCTATCTAAAATAACAGTAATATCACTATCAATCACTTTTGACACTTCGTATAGTGCATTACGTTTTCCTGCCTCCTTAACCCTTACAATTTTAAAACCCCTTTGCTTTGCAATCTTGGTTTCTTCAATAGCATTTGAGCCATTAGGCACAACAATTAGTTCAACTAAAACATTAGAAAATGCACTAACATGTTCTGATGCTAGAAATACCCTACTTAATACTTCCTTCCAAACATTTAAATTCTCATCTACGACAGGTATAACAACTGATATTTTAGTAGCAATTGTAGTACGTCTGTTACTTGCACTTAATGGTGTAATTAATTTTTTATTAGTATTAGCCTTTAATATCTTGATAAAATAAATACTCCATGAGCATATAAAAAATACTAAAAACAAACCGACCTGATGCAAATACACTAAATCCAGTAACTGCAATATGAATGTAAACATAAGATTTTAAATAAACACATTGCCGACTATCCAGTTTCTGCTCTGATCGTACTGCCACAACTAAAGCCAATTTCTGAATAGTCACAATCTGTTTACTTATTTTTTTATTTATTATTATCTCTTAAAACTATCTCTATCCCTAGACCAAATATGACAAAATAAAATCCTAAATAACCTACGTTATACTCTTGATGGATCTGTATATAATCAAAATCACAATTAATCCCATTAACCCTAACATCCTGCCATTGGTTAATTAATTCTATTTTCATATTTCCTCCAACTAAAAAGCTAAAACTTAATTTCTTTTCGGTTACGAATCCATGTCTTCGGTATTTTTAGATATTGTGCTAACATCTGCTCCGCCTCTGTCACATTAATAGAGCTTGTTGTAGCTATCTGTGATGCAACTAAAGCGTAGGGCAAGGATTTGACGAGATTTTAAGGAGCATTTCGTGCAGACCTCACTCGTATAGTCACCTTGCATGTCCCAGTTCTAACTTAAAGGAACACAACTAGAAGTTCCCTCTGTTAGCGTCTACCTATTCCGCCACCTACGCTGTTAATCTTCTAGTTTGCCTCCTTTGTTTCGGAGAGAAATTGCTGTGCTAATCCTCCCCAATGTCGCCACGCCTCGTTAGCCTCATCTTTGTCACCACCATCTTGCCATGCAAGATATTCCGCAAACTCCTCCACCGCTTTCTTCCTTTCCTTTATTATTAAGCCTTTAAATAAGTCCTCAAAAGCCTTTTTGTCCTTTTCTCTTATATAGAAAGGGAGGCGGTCGCCCGTGTAGGCAAAATGCGTCAATGGATACTCCATACGTATAGGAAAATCTTCTAACGTTCTTATATCCAACCCGTCCCCGAATGGGTGCCCAAGTCTTATTGGATATGGGTTTAATTTAAGCCACACAGGATTACAGAACCCTTCGGGAACAGATTCAATGCCAATGGTTATTATTTTTATGTCTCTCATTTTGTCTCCTTAACTATTTTGTACCCTTTATCTTTTAAAAGTTTTATTGCCTCTTCGGTTACATCGTTCTCAATTACTTCTCCTGTCTCTCGCAATATTCCGTATTCGACGACGCCTCCACCAACCAGCTTCGAGCAGGTAATGATTTTTTCTTCATCTGATATCGCTCGCCACGCGCAGATACCCGCGTAAGCTTTAAGCCCAAAAGATAGTGTCCCCTTACAAGTAATTTGCAATCCAGCCGTAATTCCAGAAAACGTACCTGCCTCGATAGACTCACCTGCCTCGATAGACCCACCTGCCTCGATATACCCACCTGCCTCGATAGACTCACCTGCCTTGATATACCCACCTGCCTCGATAGACTCACCTGCCTTGATATACCCACCTGCCTCGATAGACGAACCTGCCTCGATATACGTACC